AGCGCCTTCAGGAGCAGTTATCTCATACTCTTTACCATTCGGAGCAGTAACTACAAATGTTCCCATGACTTTTCCTTATGGTTTTGGTTTGATAGACCAACCACCACCAGTTGCAGGTGGCGCTGTTGCTATTGGAGAATAGTTTTGTGAAAAATCAAAGTCATTCAAATTGCCATACTTGTTAGCATGAGCATTCATGTCTTTCCAATATTTGATCTTGTCTTTTTGCAATGACTCAATTTTGTTTAACAACTCAGTACGAGCCGCAGGACTTGTAGTCAACTGAGGAATACGATCTTCAATAAACTTACGGTCGCCCTCAGAAATACCAGCACCAAGTTTTCCTGCCAACTCATTCATAACCAAGTCTTTGGCTTGTTTGTCATATACCTGTGACGATGTAAGCATCTTGGCTTGTGCAGGACTCAAAAGATTCAGGCTACTCAAAAGATTGGTAGCGCCAACATAGGACTGAGCCGCAGGGCCTGTAAACAACTGACCAGAATCATTCAGTTGCTTCATACTACGAACAGTATTCAATGCTTGGGAAGCACCTCTTGCAAGATTAGTAGCATTATCAAGTTCAGTTGCTTGAGTAACACCACGTTTCTTGGCAAACTCTTGTTCTTGTTGAACATTGTTTGAAATGCGAATGCTAGTAGCTTTAGCCGCCGCCAAAGCAACTTGATCGTTCATCAATGATTTATTGATTTTGGCAGTTTCTTCAGGAGAATAATCGCCAAACACGGGTTTAACACCAATACCCAATTCTTGTGCCTTTGCCAAGAAATCACCTGTTGGTTTAGCCATCTTATCAATAGGTTCTAAATCAGCAAGATTTCCTGATTGTGCATACAAAGCGGCACTTTCAGGTGTGTATTTACCAGTTTTGATGATGTCAAATGCTTTGGCTGAAGTTGGTGTTAAGTATGCTTGAACTAATTGAGGATTTCCTGCAATAGCAGTTGCATCTGTATCACTTAAACCAAGTTGTGACTTAAGAGCATTGATTGTTTGCTCTCTAGTCATGGTTTCATTAGCAATTCTTCCTGTTTCAGCTTTAATTTTTGGAACTGTGGCAAGTTTTTCAATAGTAGTAGCACTTTCTAATGCTTGCTTACTCATTGATTCTTGTAGAGTTTTTGCTCGGTCGGCCAAAGTAGATGCCAACTGAATGTCACCAAATTGAGATGCTTTTTGAGCACCTTGAATAAGTGAATTAGGGTCATTCATATCAATTTGGCTAGCTAACTGCTGGCGCTGAGAAATCAGTTTTAACTGTGGGTCTTCACCACCCAAAGCACGACCAATAACGCCACCAAGGTTATAGCCAGCAAGATTTGCCGCTATTTTTTGCTCAGCTCCCCAAGGAAGTGCCTCCATTGCAACGGCACGTTCATAAGCCTTTTGTTGCAAGGCTTGTTGGTATTGCTCAGGAGTCTGAAAAAGTCCACCAATATCTGTTGCCATGATTAACTCCAACTTGCGGCTAAAAGATCATTTTGATAAGGAGTCATATAAGAACTCCCCGTGTAACCAGTTTGAGTAGGTTGACTAAACCAATTTGATATTCCACTCATGAAATCTTTATTTTGTGTCAATCCACTCAATCCTGATTGAAGTTGTGCTGATGGAGAATATTGAGCCGCTAACAAATTAGATTTAGCCGCCGCCAATCCACCCTCAAGTAACGATTTCCCAGCCTGCGCTCCATAAGCCGCCGCTTGACCACCTAAACCTGCGCCCAATGTCAAAGGCTGTTGACCCAATTTCTCAATACCTTGGCTAGTATCCAAATAGCCTTGGAATGGTGCAAGAGCGCCAACTTGACCTGATTGATATTGACCCAACAAATTAGAACCAGTACCAAATAATCCAGCACCAAACGCTACATTTTGCTGACCAGCTTGTTGAGCCTGTGCCGCTAACTGAGCATCTTGTTGTGCCAAAGCGTTGTAATAGGCTTCCATTTCAGGTGTAGTAGCACCTAATCCTGCCGCACCACTGGGTCGAGCACCCGTAGCGCCTACAGACAATCCACCACGACCTTGTTGGAACAACTGATTCTGCAACTGAGCCATTTGTCGTTCACGGCTAGGTGCAAGCAAATCTTGTTGCTGTTGCATATATTTAGCCGCAACTTCTTGAGGACTTTGCGCCAAATACTGTTGACCTAAACCAAACAAACCCGTAGCCGCTGTAGACAAAGGAGCATACTGTTGTTGCGCTTGTTCTGCCTGACTTAATGCACCACCAGTCAAACCCATCAAACGATCTTGATAGGCTTTAAGTTCAGGACTAACTGTGTATCCAGCACCAGTTAAGTAACCTTCAGGCGACATCTGAAAGTTAGAAGCACCAAATCGAGTTGTGACTCCAACTGGGCGAAACTTCTGTACTTCAGCCGCTAATTTAGCCGCCGCAAGTTGATCGTTTGCCTGATTAGAATAACCACTAGAGGCATCTCCACCGCCAAATAATCCACCAAGAATTGATGGTGCAACTGCACTTATTATTGACCCAATAGGCATATCATTCCCCTTTAATCAAAACCTCATCCACTTTAGACGGGTCTTTCTCGTCAGTGGCATGAATACAAAACCAAACACAATCAGTAATGGCTTTAACACCATGAATCAACCCAGCTTTAATCTCAAGACAAGCTGGCCCAGTCAAAATATCAATCTCATCCCCTCGCAACACAGCCACCTTACCTTCAGCCAAGATAGACAAATGACTAAAGTTATGAGTGTGCTTCAAGATGGCAGTACCAGCAGGAAACCTAGCTTCCTTTGCATATAGTCCATCAGAAAAGTGGTGTGTAATCATGGTTATATGTAAAGTACGTTAACGCTACTTGAGAAAGAACTTGTAGTTGAATATGCTGTGGTGCTAAATGATGGAGTTCCTGCAATTAAAGTTGCGGCTTCTTCAGTTAAAGTTAATCCAGCACTTCCAACAGTGTTTGTACTATAAGAAAAAGCAGTGCTACCTACAGTATATGAGCCAGTTTTTATTCCATTGCTCGGCAAATTAGCTATTACTTTACCGCCACAAACATATACATTTCCAGATGGCGCAGAAATTACAGTTCCATTTGTTAAAATAGTGCTAGATTCTTGGCAAGAGTTTGCCCATATTGCAGTAAGTGAAGAGGTATATGCGGCAATTGCCCCTCTATCGCTTATTGCATATAGAATCCCATTTTTATCACAGGCTAAAGAATACCATTGTGGGAAAGATGATTGATAAGTAGTTGTTGGAGTTATATAACTTTGCAATGAGCCACTTGTATTATATTTTGCAATAAATCCATAAGTTGCAGATGGTTGGACAACACCACTTACATAAATATTGTCGGCTGAATCAATTGCCAAACCTTTTGTAATGCCTGTAACAGTTCCACCAGAGTTTAGATATATACGTCTTTTCCATTGCTGTGTTCCAGAACTATTGTATTTAACAAGCACTCCAGCATAGTAAGCATTTGAAGCTGTAAAGTCATTTGCAATGCCAACTACATAAACATTATTAGATGAATCAACAGCAATTGATGAGAATTGCAAATTTGGTTGCGATGTATTTGCACCAGACAACCCAGTAGACCATAAAAGCGTTCCAGAAGAATTTGCTTTTAATAAAAATCCATAACCTGTTGATGTAGTTGTACTTCCGCTTGTGAAGTATCCAGAAATGTAAATATTATCAGATGAATCAACACTTAAACAAGTGCCAACTATATTTAAGCTAATTAATCCATATAAATTTCCCCACTGGAATGCTCCAGAACTATTCCACTTAAATAAAATAATTGTTTGATTTGCAGTGTTAGTGTAACGAGCGCCAGTTATATAAACATTACCTGAAGAGTCAACTGCAATTCCGCCAAAGAAAAATTTACTTGAAGTGGCAGATGTATTTATAGCTGTTGAAGTCCAGATTAAATTTCCAGTACTATCATATTTATTAACAGCAAGATTTTGGAATGTGCCACTAGAAAAAGTTGCATTATAAGTATTTCCACTTGCATCTATTGCAGTTCTTTGATATTCATAAGGAACAGCCACAGTTGTACTAACTTCATTAAGCCAGTTAATTCCTCCAGAACCCAACAGATTTTGTTGAATAGTCATCAGATTGTTCCAGAAATAACACAAGCATTAGAACCATAGAACAGCACTGTGCATATTCCACGAGCAACAAGACTGGCTGATGTTACCGCAGTAGTAACGCCAGCTTTATATGCAGTAACTGCTGAACAGGTAATTGTTACTGCGGAAGCTGAATTGTTGTAGATCGTGATTGCTTCGCCAGTGGAAAACACACTAGCTGGAATAATCACTCCAGCAGTTGTAGAAACGTGCTTTCCGGCATCTGCCGCAACCAATGTATAAGAACTTGTTTGTGCATTTTGAACAATGGTTCGTAAATTACCTTTTCCATCATTGGGATTGGTAATTGTGGCAGTTGTAATAGTTGCTGTGGGAATTGTCACAGTTCCAGTAAAGGTAGGACTTGCAAGGTCTGACTTTGTTGCAATGGCGGTAGCAATGCTATTGAATTCAGTATCAATCTCAGTGCCTTTAACAATCTTTAACGCATTGCCAGACGAAAGACTATCTTTAGTCGCAAAGTTTGTTGATTTGGTGTAATCAGTCACTTGTTTCCCCTTAATTTATCTTGCCATTCTTGGCTTGAATCTCAATCTTTTGAATGGACAATGCAGAACCATTTATGTCTGTCTCATACCCAGTCTGAACAATCTTTCCTGAACCAGTTGCATTCACCTGCAATGTCTGCAATGCAACACCACTTGAATATTCTGCAACAGTTGTAGCATTTGCGCCATATTCAGCAATACCATAGTAAGAAACACCTTGAACTGGGATAGTTGCACTATCTGATACATAGTTAGCTTTGAAATCAAAACCCCACTTGAATGTCACTGTTTGATTTGTACCGCCAATCACAACAATAGACAAACGCTTCAAGATTGAAGTAATGTTTTGGTCGCCAAGGTCAGCATGGTTTGTGTAATACAACATCCGATATGCACTTGTATTATCTTGATATGTGCTATACAAACCAATATAACCATTCTTCCCTAAATACAAAGTACCATCACGGCGTGACAAAAAGGCAGTAGGCGCAATAGAGTCCCATGTTGTAACCCTTGCCGAACCATCAGGAAGAAATGCCTTTGTATCAAAACACCACACTGTGTTGGTTGTGGGAGTAGTCAACAAATAGAACGCATCACGTTCTGAATAAACAGATTTAATGTTTGACAATGTTTCGCCTGCAATAACAGACATAAGATCATTGCGAACATTCTTAGACAAGTCTCTTTCAGGTGAAGATTTCTCTTGAATCGTTCTCATCAAAGAACGTACACCAGAGTTTGACAAAAACAACACATCAGTACTGGTTGTTTGAATACTGTCTCGTGCAATGCAACCAATACCCTCAACTGTGTCACTCAACGTCATTGTTGATGGTGAAGTCGCACCAGAATAAATCAGAATCTGACGCTTACCAAAGATAAATAAGAAACCATTGTGAGCCGCTAAACCAGTAATTTGGTCAGCGCCATTAGGCCAAACATTGTTGACGTTCAGAGAACCAGCAGTTCCTGTAGACCAAACATGGCCTGAAATCAAATCACTAAAGTAAACAGTCGAGTTGTTTGATGTTGTATTTGCCGCCCACAAACGACCATACGCTGAGATACAAATGTCCGCATCAGGAACAGTAGCCGCATAACCAGTCTTTTCTGTCACTCTACGATACGTTGTAGTGCTGACAGCAGGGTCATAGATCAATGCGTTATAACCAAACTGAAAGAAATAGGTAATGCCATTCAATGAAGCGCATTGCCAATTACTTGCAGAAATAGTTGGAGCAGTTCCACCCCCACCATAAGTTAGTTCAGTAACAACATTACTTGCGCCCAACTTAAATAACTTATTGTTTCCAGCAAACAAAACAGTCAAAGTTCCATCTGCTTGCACTAACTCATGAATAACCTTAACGTCATTTGCGCCAAGATTTCCACTTGAAGAATTGACCTTTGACCAACCTTTGCGTGAACCAACACGACCATATTGGTCAATGATGCAGTTAGTCGCAACCAAAGCAAATCCAGCCGCTAAATCAAGCGGAGAATCTTGAGTATTTATCCCATAAAAGCCGGGGGCTGAAATACTACTGACTGTTAGTGCTTCTGCCATTACACCGCCACAAAAGAATCGTTTTCAGGTGAACGAGCCAATTCCAAAGAAATCATGTCTGCCATTGCAGACTTAAACAAAGCATACGCCTCTGAACTGCTCAAACCACCATCTTCACCACGTTCAGCCAACGCCCTAGCAAACGCACCCAAAACTATAGGTTCTTTTGCCAACAAAGTTGTGTCTGTATCTGCTGTGAAATCAGTTTCTGGAACAATCAAACTAAATCTGATGTTGTAAACACCATTAGGAACAGGCCAGAATTTGACCTTCAAATCACCATTGGTATCTACACCTTGTACTGTGTAGTACATTGGCAAGTTCTGAATTGGGTTAGGAACTGTGTAATAGAAAATATCGTGTTGATCGTGTGCCAATGGAGTCAACTGATAATAAGTACTTGTGTTGATAACATCCATTGTTTTGAATCGTGTACCAGCACCAGTAAGGCTATAGTTGCCCACTTGACCAGTGGCAGTAGTAATGGTCACAGCTTGATTGAAAGCATCCCAATCATAAGAATCTGCAACTTGACGTTTAGTGTCGTTAACAAACTTACCAATCAATGTGGAATAAGTTGTTTGAGTAACAGTAGTTACCTGTGCTTCACGCAAACGAGCAAGCACATCATTGACTAAACTGAGATAGGTAGGTAGAGCCATAGACTACTTCTTTCCTTTATTTCTTGACGAAATCGCTTTAGCTTTTGCCTTTGCGTCTGCCTTGGATGAAGCACCCCATGCTTGCAGAGAAAGTAGCAACCTTGTTGGTTTGCCATCCTTATACTCTGCGCCTTCCATGTTGCCCATCCTAGCGAGAAAAGAAGCTCGTCTTGGATTGTCACCCGACTTTACGGGTGGTTTGAGGTTGCCCCCAGTTTCCGCATTATAAGATGCTCTCCCCTTGGCATTCAAGCCGCCTTTTGGATTTTGACCAGCTTTTGTTTGCCAAGTTGGGGATTTCATCTATTTCACCTTTTTGGGTTTCTTTGCAGTCTTTGCCGCTTGTTTGAAGTCAGCGGCAGTAGGTGCGGCTTTAGACCCCACCTTGTTCATCTTTTCACCAGAACCAGCCTTAATCCTTGCTTGTTTAGCATGGATATTGGCGTATAAACCTTGCTTAGTAGCCACTTTTCATCTTCTTTTTAGGCTTGCTCATGCCAGCCTCAGACATTGCAATAGCCACAGCTTGCTTCTGAGACTTGACTACTTTGCCAGTCTTAGAACCAGAATGCAAAGTTCCCTCTTTCCACTCTTTCATCACTTTGCCAACTTTTGCCATTTTCTTTGTAGCCATGATTGCTCCTTAGTAAAGAATCTTTGCGGTGATCGTGCCAGATGTATAAGCAGTGCAGTTTGCCCGTAAATACTTAGGCGCATTAGCTAAAGTCACAAAACCATCAGCAGTTAAGGCCGTACCTACTGTGCTGAAAGTTGTGCCATCCAAACTGCCTTGTAAAGCAACAGTAGCAGTGGTAATGCCTGTTACATGGAGAATTGCTGGCATACCAGCATCACATTGAACAGCTTTTGACGCACCTGTAGCCGTAACAGCATTCAGAAGCGTAACTGGAGAAGTTAAAGAACTCATGGTTTACCCTTACTTTAAGGTTAATTGATACAAAGTGTTTTGGTACAGACCCACAACTTCATCAATGACGTTATGTAAGGCTGTCTCAGTACGGGGAACAATTTGCTGGCGATTTGCTTCAATCCAGTCCATTTGCTGACGCAAAACTTGCGAAATCGTGCCTTTGTACTTGTTATTCACATAAGGAATGTCCAAGCGGATGTCGAACTTTCCTTGATATTGTTGGGCAAAGTCATCAGCCAAAGGAATAATGCCATCATAAAACTCGTTTAAAGTCTTGTGTTCGGCAAAAGATGAAGTTTTTAGGTGAATCCTATGGGCAATTTCCCTTGCCAAGAATAGCATCCCAATGAATTCAGCGGCAGTATTTCCCATGATTAGTCCTTAGTGATAGGGCCACCAGCTTTCCAAGCATCGCAAGTACGAGCAGAAGCACAGGTGAAATGAAATAACTCGCAAAACCCTAAGTCTGCGGCATCAATAAACTGTTGGTCATAGTCAAGCTCATTAGATGAGCCTTTGCTCTTTTCTAGACCACTTTTGATGCACTCCATCATCTTAGGAGTTTGGATAAATGCGGCACAGTTGCCACATCTCATATCTTTGATTACCTCAGTAGGTGCGTTATACATCTTGGCTTTCTTCAGCCAAAACGCATCATTTGCGTCATCTGGGTTGGGAGGGCCATACCCAAAGTTTTTAAAGGCGTTATTGCGGTTTTTAAGGTTAACAGTAACGTCTTGTGTTGCCATTGGGCAAACTTGACCTGATAACAGTCCTTCTTTCATTTGAAGAACCGATCTGCCACAAAGGTGATAAATCCACCTACAGCACTGGCAATGGTCATTCCCATCCAAAAACCGCCTTTAGACTTGTTTGCCAACTCTAAAAGGGCTTTTACATCGGTACTAAGTGAATGGACTTCTTTCTGTAGAGCCTCTACTTGAGCCTCTAGCTTGCCAAAATCCCTAGCGTCTACTTCAGACATTTGCTACCTTTCTTGGTCTTCCCATGCGCTTTATTTCGGGCATGACAGGCGCAAAAGCGGTATCTGTCCTTACTGAATTCAAATCATACTTGGATTCTACAGGTACTTCAATATCTATTCTTTCGTACCCAGAGTGGCCTTTCATGGAGTCTATGTCGACTTGAGCCGTAAAGGTCACTAGGTTACCACTTGCTAGACATTTATATGTCGCCATAAAACCCCCAAATTTAAAAGGGAGAGGTTTTACCCCCTCCCCCAGTCTGTTTAAACAGGTCGTGCAATAACCAATTTGATGGTGGTAGATGCCAAATCGACAGAACTACCAGTCAAGTTGTCGCTTGCCACAGTCACAGTATTAGCGGCTGAAACATAAGCACGGCGAACTACGCCAGCTTCTGAAACACCCAACGACATACCAATAACCATGTCACCCAATGCCACGCCTGCCACAGTGATTGTGTCAGTAGCGCCACCAGATGCACCAGATGCCAAAGATGCGGAATCCAGAGTAGCGGTCACAGACCATGTGTCGTTAAACAAGCCACGAAATGAGGCTTGATCTCGTCTTGATACTACAGCGGTTGCTGATGCCATTTCAATTCTCCAAATTACAAGTTAATAAAAAGACCCCCTACCACTAAGGCAGGGGGCGCAACTGCAATTAGGCAGGCACAACCAAAGCGTAAGCGGCATAGTCACGCAATTCACCAACGCCATACAAAGTGTCAGCGGTGAACAATGTGCCAAGATACTCTTGCTTGTATTGTGTCTGTGAACGAATAGCCATTTGCTCAACCAGAACAAATGAATCACGATGACCCATCAAACACACACGAGCGATAGCAGTACCAGAAGTAGGATATGCGGCTGTGGCAGATGCTGAATCAGCATTGCTAGACACAAACACAGGCATACCATACAAGTTACCGATTTCGCCATTGCGGATGGTGTTACCAGAACCAGCTTCGCCAACGAATGCTTGCTCAGTGTAACGAGCCAAACCCATCAAAGTGTTGCGGCTTGAGGGAGGGATGATGAAGAAACGACCATCCATAGGAACATCGTTGTCATCCAAACGCTGAATAGTGCGGCGAATAGCGGCATCAGTCAGAGCAGAAGCGTTACCAGTGTTGGTGTTAGCTGAGTAGTCAAAGGTAGTTGTACCATCGCCACCAACATAACCAGCGTTGTACTGAGCGCCAGCAGAACCACCATTGGAAGTACGACCCAACTGAATCAAGTCGGTATCAACTTGTTTAGCCAGAGCGTAACCAGCGTCATCTGTGTAGAAGCTACGCAGTGAAGACAGGGCTTGTGCTTCAACGATGTCCTCAATCAAGCGGCTATATTCATAGTGCTTGTTGATAGAGATTTGAACTTCGCCTTCGTTGTTGACAATCAGGGTAACAGCGTTTGTTGCGCCTTTAGCTGATGCAGAACCACGAGTAGGGCTAGGAATGTGAACTGTGTCACCTTTCTTGCCCTTGAAGTTCATCTTTTTAACGACATTGGCGGCTACAAGATTACGTTTGTAAGCCGCAACAATTTCGTCTGACCAAATTTCAGGGATGAAATTAGCCGCTGACGTAACTGTTACGTTATTTGCGGGGGAAAATGATGTTGCCATGTTAAATACTCCAAAAGTTAAGTGTTACTTCACTCGACCTTCTTGATACGCCGCCATGATTTCATCTGATAGCGACTCGTACCTCTGAGGGTCAGTCATTTTTAGCCGAATAAGGTCAGCACGCCTATAAACCCTCTTTCCTGATTCACCAGTTCCACCAGAATCAACTGAAGCGGCTCTAAGATTTTGCTTACGAGATACTTCACCAGCATCTGACGTTTGCTTAGTCTTAACACCCTTCAACTGCTTATAGGTAGACAACAATTCATTTGCGCTATCGTAATCAAACTCACCATCTGCCTTGGCATACAGACCAATACGAATAGGAGAAGATTTCACCCAATTCGCAAAGTCTGGGTCTTGAACAATCTGAGTGAAATCAGGGTGTTCTGCCGCCAGTTTCTGTTGAATCTGCATCTTTTTGAACTCTTGACTAGCTTGTCTAGCCGCAAGTACATCAGGATGTTTGTCAATAGTGCTCTGAACTGCCTTTTTCGGGTCTTCAAAAAAGTCAATTTCAGGCTCAACCTCTGCATTTTGACGATTTCCAGAGAGATTTTGCTTAATCAGTTCATCAGCGAGTTTGCGAACTTCGCCTACCTCTTGAGCCTGCTTGCCAATCAGCTTCTCAGCCTCTTGGTGCATTTTGATAATGTCACTTAAATCCTTACCCCGATATTTCTCAGGGAGATCGTCAGAGACTTGCTCAACAGAATTAGCTAACTTCTTTTCCTCGACTTGAAGTTCACTTGGCATCTCATCTTCGTTATCTATCAACATACAGTTTCCTTTTCCTGCCCACTATGGGTTTTAGGATTTAACATGGACTCGACTTGTGTTTATGAGTCCGCTTTTAACTCTGCCGCTAACTTTTCCCGATGTTTTCGGTCAAATTGATGCGCTGATGTGGGGAAATGCCCAGACCAACCCTCCAACTTGATGTTAGGAGCAGAGATTTTACGATGTGAAATACTGCCGCACTCACATTGGACATTGACCGCCTCATAATCAGTCAGTTTCTCAATGGAATGCCCGTTTTCACAGGCAAATTCATACATTCTTTTCATTTAATTCCTCATAAGCCTTTTCGCTGACCTCTTTCAAGGTTTTCAGCCATGTCAAGATAGAAAGTTCACCTTTTCTGAATTGCAAGGTCTTTTCATCAGGAATTACGCTTATATTATTAAGCGACTCTATCATACTGTCAATATCAATACACAAATCCTTCCAACCCTCCATTGACATCATGTCAAACCTACTTTCGTAGTACTTTTGTAACTCTGGGGTCATTTTGCTTCCAAATCGGTGGATTGCGTTGTGTTTGCGGCTTCCTTTTGGATAGCCTCTACCAGTTGAAATACGTCAGCGTATGGACGAGTTCCAAGGTATTGCAGGATGGCGTTTACAAGGTTGGTTGAGAGTTTGATTTCGTTCATTTGGATTCCAGTGCAGTGATGCGGTTAGTAAGTTGGGTGATGGTGCTGGCTTGGGTGTCAATGATTGCTTTCATCTCTTGGATGGCGGCAACTAAATTGGCAATCATCTGTGGAGGTGCGGGGAATATGGTTTGCATCTTGGGATTACCCTCCTCATCAACTGCGTCTTTTTCACCATGGACTGTTGATGGAATAACCGCTTGTATCTCATGTGCAATAAATCCAACATCTTGTTCTTGAGATGCCTTCCATGTAAATGAAACAGGTCTAAGAGAAGTTATTGTGCTTAATCCGCCCGTGTAATTTTCCACGTTTTCTTTTGCACGATAGTCGGAAGTGCCAACACCATAAGCAGTGGCTGAACCATTTGAAGTAATTGAACCAGCTGTAACATAAGTAGACCCATTGTCTGTATAGAAGGCAAAGTGATATCCAGAAGTACCACTTAATCCAAAAGCCGCATTGTTTGCTGCTCTTATGGTTAAAAATCCGCTAGAAGCTGTAGCAGAACCATTAACCCTGCTTGCTATTGGGTTTGTTGATGTAGTACCCACCAGCAAGTTACCGCTGGAGTCGATACGGGCGCGTTCTGTACCGCCTGTTGCAAGCGAAAGTATTGAACCACCAACTTGTAGTGGTTGGTATGAAGCGCTACCCGTGTAATCAACGCCTTCTACATAAGCATACGAG